ATGTGTGGTATCGTAGGATACGTTGGACAGCAGCAGGCTGCGCCGCTGCTGCTGGATGGATTGTGCCGCCTGGAGTACCGGGGCTATGACTCCGCCGGTATCGCGGTCTGCAGCGGAGACACCCTTCAGGTACGCAAGACGCCGGGGCGGCTTGCGGCGCTGGAGACGCTGACCCACGGCGGGGCGGATCTGCCGGGGACAGTGGGCATCGGCCACACCCGGTGGGCTACTCACGGCGAGCCCAATCAGGTGAACGCCCATCCGCAGGTCAGCGGCGATGGAAAGTTCGCCGTGGTGCACAACGGTATTATCGAGAATTTCGCCCGGCTGAAGCAGGAGCTGATCCAGAAGGGCTGCACGTTCGTGTCCGAGACGGATACGGAGGTGGTGGCCCAGCTGTTGGCCTGGTATTACAGCCAGTGCGGCGATGTGTTCGAGGCGGTGAACCAGATGCTCTCCCGGGTGGAGGGATCCTATGCGCTGGGTATCCTGTGCGCCGACACGCCGGACCGGATCATCGCCGCACGAAAGGACGCGCCGCTGCTGCTGGGCTGCGGCCGGGGGGAGAACTTCCTGGCCTCGGATGTGACGGCGCTGCTGCGGCACACCCGTGACGTGGTATATATGGATGACGGCGAGCTGGCTGTCATCACGGCGGAGGGTATCCGTATCTACGACGAGCGCCGCCGGCCCATCGACAAGGAGCACCGTCACATCGACTGGGATGTGGACGCCGCGGAAAAGGGCGGTTACGACCACTTCATGCTCAAGGAGATCTATGAGCAGCCGGCGGCGGTGCGCCGCGCCATCACCGGACGCATCCGGGACGGCCGTGTGGTGCTCAGCGACCTGACTATGACTGACAGAGAGATCCGTGATATCGGCCGCATCTGTATCGTGGCCTGCGGGTCCAGCTACCATGTGGGCATGGTGGGCAAATACACCCTGGAACGGCTGCTGCGCCGCCCGGTGGAGGTCTGCTTGGCGTCGGAGTTCCGGTACAGCGACCCCCTGGTGGGCGAGGGCGATCTGGTCATCGTCATCAGCCAGTCCGGCGAGACGCTGGACTCCATGGCCGCCCTGCGCGAGGCCAAAAAGCGCGGCGCCCGGGTGCTGTCCATCGTGAACGTGGTGGGCTCGTCCATCGCCCGGGAGAGCGACGACGTGCTCTACACCTGGGCCGGACCGGAGATCGCCGTGGCCACCACAAAGGCGTACAGCACCCAGATGGCGGTGCTGCACCTGCTGGGGCTGTATTTCGGCGACGTGCTGGGCACCGTGGATTATGAGACATACAGCGCTATGGTACGGGGGCTGGAGGCCCTGCCAGGGCAGATGGAGCAGGTGCTCTCCCATACGGAGGATATCCGCGCGGCCGCCAAATGGCTGGCGCAGGAGGAGGACGTGTTCTTCATCGGCCGGAATCTGGACTACGCATTGTCCCTGGAGGGGAGCCTGAAGCTGAAGGAGATCAGCTACATCCACTCGGAGGCCTATGCCTCCGGTGAGCTGAAGCACGGCACCATCTCCCTGATCCGCCAGGGAACGCCGGTGATCGCTGTGGCTGCCTATCTGCCGCTGCTGGATAAGGCGGTCAGCAATGTGGTGGAGGTACAGGCCCGCGGCGCGCGGGTGCTGGCCCTGACCACCGAGGCCGGGGCCGAGGCCCTGCACAAGCGGGTGGATACGGTGTTGACCGTGCCGGAGGCGGAGGCTATGCTCCTGCCGCAGCTGGGCGTGATCCCGCTGCAGCTGCTGTCCTACTACACAGCGCTGGAGCGCGGCTGCGACATTGATAAGCCGCGTAATCTGGCAAAGAGCGTCACTGTGGAATAAGATAGATCGGGGAGAAACGGATAAAATCTGCGAATGTCAAGTATTTTGTGCGAAAAAGATAGAATAAATTTTTAAGAGCTATGCGGCACGGTCGAAAGCGAGCTCGAACGCTTGCGCCGAGGACATAAAACCGAGGATTTCCCGAGGGTAGTTGTTGAGCCACGTCTCGACTCGCTTCACCTCTGCCGCCGTTACCTTGTCGAAGTCCGTACCTTTCGGGAACTGCCGCCGTATCATGCGGTTAATGTTCTCGTTTGTGCCACGCTCACAAGAACTGTACGCATGGCAATAATAGACCGTCGTCCGCTTTGCATCCTTGCGCCGAGCGCTCCGCTCGATGCCGTCAGCGTCCGCGAACTCGGAGCCATTGTCTACGGTTATTGTCTTGAAAATCTCATAGAACGCCGCGCCATAAATGCGCTCAAGGCGGTCTAATGCCGCGACGACTGTCTCGGCGCGACCGTCCTTTATGCGGATGATGATTTCCCGCCGGGTGACGCGCTCGGAGAGGACAAGTAAACGCGCTTTCGTGCGCTTCTTTCCAACGACGGTATCCATTTCCCAATGTCCCGGCTCCTGCCGCTCGTTAATATACTCTGGCCTCTGCTCTATGCTCGTGCCGCTGGATGCTCGAGACTGCTTTTTTCTGATTTTTCGATGCTTCTTTTTCCGGTCGCCTTTTACGGGGAGGTCTTGATTTGTGAGCGTCAGAAAGACACCCTCCTCGACATACTTGTAGAGTGTTGCACGGCAAAAGGTAATACCGAGATATTCGTATTCCTCCCGCTTGAGGAGGGCGCATACAGCCGCCGGAGAATAATTGTCATTCCCGATTTTGTCCTCGATAAACTGCGCGGCGGCGTGATTCTTCCCGATTTTGAGGGGAGCGCCTTTCGCGGCGAGCCCCTCTTGATAGCGAGCCTCGGCCTTTTCCGGGCTATACCTTTCCTCCGTCGTATAATCGGAGTTAAGGTGCTCATATGTTCCACGCTTGAGTTCGCGGTAAATGGTGCTGATATGTACGCCCAGCTCCTCGGCGATTTCTTTTTTTGAGTGTCCATGCTTGAGCATCGTTTCGAGCTTAATACGGCTCGTCCAATTAAGCTGTTTATACGTCCGCTTTCCCATAAAACGCCCTCCTCAAGATACGGAAAAGGGCGGGAAAGCCCCGCCCTTTCATTACCGCGACAAGAAATCCTCTATCGCCTTTTTGATAATCTGCGCTTGCGGAATACCCTCGGCGGCGCACTTTTCGCGGAAATCCGCCGCAAGGTCTTTCGGAACTCGAGCCGATATAATGTCATAGACCTTTTCATTATACCGAGTCTTTACCGCTGTCGAGGTCTTAGTTTTTCTTTTTGTCTCTGCCATTTCGCCGCCTCCTTTTGGTATTGATATAAATTGAAATCACGGATAGAGTAATACTTACTCCGCATAAGACGTAGATGATTGTCGTCATGTTCATTTGACATTGAGCGCTTTTCGTGTTATTCTTTGAAAGACGGGGGGAGGATTTCTCCCCCCTGTCCCTCACTCGGTTAGCTTATCTATCAGCAGTAGAATAGCAATCACGAGATTGAGGATTGCGGTAACAAGGTTTAAGTAGCTGTCCGGCTCGACCTTGTTGCCGCGCTTCTTTTTGTGCTTGCCCAATGCGTTTACCTCCTTTCTGTCTATTATATTACCATACTGCTTGCAGTATGTCAAGTGTTAATTTCAAAAAAGTGCAAAAATAATCCCCGGCGGATATGCCGGGGATTTACTCTATTCCGAGGAGCCACAAGGCGGATACACCGAGAACGTGAGCAAAGACGGGTATCTCATAATCGGGAATAAATCGCGTCCCGATTTCAACGCGGCTTATTGAGTCCCGCTCCATCGTCACGCCCTCGACTTGCATCCTCGCGGCGAGTTCGCTTTGTGAGAGTCGTAGCTTGAGCCGTGCCTCACGGATTCGCTCGCCGCTTATATTCTTCTTTCCCTCAAAATCATATATACGCAAGTTATCGCCTCCATTGTGTTAATGGTCTGCATTTTTCTTGACTTTAGCACATACTCGGCGCATAATCGTGTTAAAGGTCAGCATGACCGAAAAATAGGAGGGAGTTACTCATACCATGAAAAAGCACATTGTTCATTGCGTACACTGTGGTCGGCAGTTTGACGCAAACGAGGGAGGCTATTATATCCCGGAATCTCGCCGTTATGTTTGTAAGCATTGTTCCGATAGTCGAAAAAAGGAGCAATCGGAATTCGAAAAGGCTCGCAAAGCTGACAATCGCAAGGCAGAGGCCGACGAGCGCGAGCGTACTACCGGCATGCGTCAAACAAAAGCCGCCATGCTCGCAAAAATCATTGTCGGCGCTCTGTTCCTCGTCTGCTCCATTCCCTTTGTTGCACAAGGGAACATTTCCTCTTTTGTCTGTGGGCTTGTTGTCGGCGGCGCTCTAATCGCGTGGGGACTTGTTCCGTATCTGAAAGCGAGAAACGGGAGGCGTTGAGTGATGTTTGTCGGCCTCTCGAAGCGCTTAAAGTCTATGGGCGGTTTCCGGCTCGGAGTTGGGCTCCGCCTTACAAAAAGTAATTGTTTGTATTTCCTTTTTGTATTATTATTTGTTGGATGTTTTTATCTTTGTTGGTATTCCGTGTTGGCTTGTGGATGGATTCTTTACTTTTTGCTCTACGGTCTTTACAAAATTTATTATCTTATGTTCAAATACGGGGCTATCGGCGTAAAAAGACTATATGCACTCATAAAGAGCACAATAGCGCACAAGAGCCATTGAATCACTCTTTCAGACAACAAAAAACGGGCGAGGCATTAAGCCCCGCCCGTTTTTATGCGTTTTACACTTTTACCTCTGTGATAAAAGCGTTTGAGAGTCCCAGCGCCTTGACTTCCCTCAAGAAATTCTCCGCGTTTTCTTTTACCGAAAACGCACCGACTTGCACTCTATACAGGGTTTTCCCGGTCGCCTCTGTTCCGGTATCGCCATCCGCCGGAATGTCGGTCGCGTTTGTGTCTGGCGCTTTATAGGCGACATCGAGCGCGTCGCATAAGCCCTCGGCGATTTTCTCACCGATGCCCTCCGCGTTCTCGATAATCCACTTTGCAACCGCCGGAACATCATGGAAATCGACCTCAATATAGACCGTCGGCGCTTTCGGAGTTCTTACCTCGAAAAGCCCCGGATATTCCTTGATGTTTTCACTTTTGCCCGGAGTGAACGGAGCCAGCACGTCAAAAACGGCTTTCGCCGCCTTATAACCCGCCGAGTCCTTATCGGAACTGAAACAAAAAATTCGCGTTCCGGATGCCACGCCGTTGCAACCGTTCGTGTGAATGGGGACGTGCAAATCTGCGTTAAATTTGTCAGAGGCGGCGCACCGATTAGCCATCGTGTCATACTGGCCTACCATGACCTCAACGCTCGAGCGGAGCAAGGCTTTCCGGCAATACTCCGCAATCCGTCCGCACTGGACGGCCTCGGTAGTATTGCCGTATGAGTATGTATTCGCCGTTTGATTTGACGGGGACAAATATACCCGCTTAACCATTTTCGGCCTCCTGTTCCTCCTGCTCCTCCGGGATACCCGCCAGAGAAGTCAACAGAGAGAGGATACCAGCCAGCAACGAGGCGCTCGCCACCGTCACCCAATCCACCTCACTAATTACGGCAGTCGTGCCGATAGTTGCAACGGCGGTTTGTGCAACGGTCTTGATAGCTCGCATACCAGCCGCCTTAATCCACTGTTTCCAATTTCTTTTCATTGTGTTTTTCCTTTCCGGGCTTTTGCCCTGTCCATGATGTTTACTGCGTTCTATTTGATACCCGTCCGGCTATGTAGTCGGGCGAGAGTCAACAAATTTTTGGGCGCTTATGGCCTACTGTGCGCCGCGTCCTCGTCCGGCTTGCCGCCCTCGAGCCGGTCGAGCCGCTTATGTGCGCTTTTGGTCGAGCTTTCGACGGCGGCGAGGCGGGAAACAAGCTCGACGTTCGTCCGGCGCTGTTCTTTTTGCTCGGTCTTGATTTCTTCCGTATTGGCTTTTATATAGCCGATTTCCGTTAAAATCGTCCCGGCCTCTTTACCCTCGTTTTTGTTATCCTTTTTCGAGCTACTATGAAATGCGGCATAGCTCAAAATCCCGCCGAGGATAGTCCCGATTATTCCGATAATCGCGTTAAAAACGTCCATTATGTACCTCCGTTATAATTCGATGTAGTCGAGTTTTACGGTCTGCTTACCCGGCAAAACCGGACACCCTCGGACGTGGTAAATCTCCCCGCCGACGACAACGCCCTCGCCCTCGGCCTCTGTGCATACGCTATACAGGCCGGATGAGGTGAGTTTTACCCATAAGAGAGCCTCGAGGCGCGCTATGGTTGTCCCGTCGAGTTCGACCGTATAGACCGCCGCGCTCATTTTGTGACCTTTTGCCATCCGGCGGGATATGCCTCGGGAGTCCATACGTTACTATCGAGCAAGGACTCGTAAAGAACGTCTCCCCAATAGCCGCGCTCTCCCTTGGAGAACGCGAGCCCCGCCGTGATGGTTGCCGGGATAATCCTTACGCCGTCTTTATAGAGCACGTCCTCCCACAAGCTCGGCGTGGCCTCTGGCGTGTTTTCCGCCGTGTCCCATAAGTCCACCGCCGCCCGCTTGAGCGAGCCTTTCCAGTTGATACGAGCCCCCGCCTTGACGAGCTCACCGCCGCCGGAGAGCGTCGGATAGAGTTCGACGGCTGTCGAGCCGTCCTTATCGTCGAGCCCGGCAACCGCCGCCTTTTCAATCATTGCGCGAAGCTCTCGCGCTCTTTGCACGGTAATCATTCCACCGCACCCCCTAATAGAATTTCAAGAACTTTATCGTTCTCGGCGAGCATGAGCGTACCGCTTACGCTCTCAACGGAGCCGACCAGCTCAATTCCGAGGAGTCCGCCGTCAGCAAAAGCATAAACGAAGTCCTCGAGATAAGTCGCCGTCTCGCCCGTCTCCTCGTCCGCGCGGTCTATCGCCGTCTTAACGCAAAACCCCTCGGCCTCTGCCGGAGTACACGGAACATAGCACCCGTTTTTATGTAGGCGAATATACACGAGTGTATCGGAATACCCGATTATCTCCCCGGCGCTTTTGACTGCATACATACGTTATCCCTCCATTTCCGGCGGCTGTCCGAGCCGCGCTTTATAAAATGCCTCGAGCTCCGGCGTGTCCATTGTGCGGAGGAGGTTTTTCCAATACAGATTTTCCGCCCCTGCCCATTTCTCCGGGTTGAAGTCTGACGCGCCCTCATACTTGCCATAGTAACGATAGAGCCGGTCGAGCATTTCTTGACGGTATGCGCCCTCTGGCGTGTTCGGTCTGAAATGCTCCCATCCATTTTCGGATGTGACGGCGCAAATCCGCCGCCCGTCAGAGGCAAAGAGAAAGCCGTCTCTTTCCGTTACGATCGTCCCGTATCGGAGATTGAAAGCCCCGTCGATTCCGTCGGCCTTGAAGCGCCGATATACGATGTATTCCATAGTCTTACCCTCCATCGAATAATTCCAGATAGAGCCGCTCAACGCTTTGCTCCATGTAGTATGAGTGAAATCGTTTCATGTGTCCCCGCCATGAGACGACCGACGTTTTTACGTCTGCTTCCGTCATTCTGCCGGAGGCTACCCAGCGCCGGAAAATCCTTAATTTCGCCCTCATGTGCTGGATGCCCTTATACGTTGCCCGTCGGATGATTTTCCCGTTTTTCCCATAGCGAAAACGTACCTTGACGAATGTAAACCCGCGTGTGAGCTTGATAATCTGCGTCTTTTTCTGATTGAGGCGGATACCATGCTCGGCGCATAGCCGCCGGAGCTCTCGGAGACAGAGCTCGAGCTTTTCTTTCGACTCACTGATAATGCACCCGTCGTCCATGTATCGGGCGTAATACCTCATGCCGAGGGTATCTTTGATATAATGGTCTATCCTGTTCGGCAACGCGAGCGCGGCAATCTGCGAGACTTGGCTCCCGAGTCCGAGCCCCACGTCGCCGAAGTTCTGAATAAAATATTTCGAGAGTGAGACGAGGCGGTCGTCTATACCGCTCCGCTCAAACTCCCGAAATACCGGCTCATGCCGGGCAGTATCGAAATACTTTGAGAAATCGAATACGAGGACATAGCCCTCCCGCCTGTGTTTTCTGTAATGCTCCGTGAGAAAGCGTGTCACCCGGGATACGGCGAAATCGTATCCTTTGCCGCGCAAACTCGCGCCGTTGTCGTAAATGAACGACCGGGAGATCATCGGCACAAGGCAGTAATCGCACAAGCAACGTTGTACGACACGCTCGGAAATATGAACGCTCCGAATGTGCCTCGGCTTTCCTCGCTCCACAATATCGAACTCATAGAATCCCTTGGAGCGGTATCTCCCGGCTATCAATTCCTCGTGTGTCCTTGTGACATTGGCAAGTGAGGAGGCTTTATATCGCTGTGTGCTCGCTTTCCACCCAACGCCACGGACGGAGGCGCGATAGCTCTCATAGAGCCGCTCAAACGAGAAAACCGCCTCGAAATCCCCGTATTCCCGGAGCAGAGCGGTTTTCTTTGCCTTTCTCGCGGCCTTGCGACGCTGATACCGCGCCTCGCGTCTCTCTGTGCTGTTCATAAGATAAAATACCTCGTACATTTCTTTCTCGGCGTGTTGTCTAAAATGCGTAACGGCGAGCCATGAAAGCGCGGAAAACACGCACTCCGCGCCCATGCAAGGAGCGTCCGGCTAACCGTATCGTGGTATATGTTTGTCCGACGGCGCGAGGCCGTCAGAGAGGTTATATTCCCCTTTTATATGGGGACTGCTTTCGCTCCGTGAGGAGTTATTCGGTCTGCCCCGTGTCAAATATAAAATCCGGGCGCAAAGCCATTCGAGTAGTTGGCATTGTTGTTGTTGACCGTGCCGTCGGTGTTCACATTCACGAAATTGTTGGAGTTGCTCGCATTCGGGGAACGGAGCCACCAATTGGCGGCGATGCGGAATATAACCTAATCACTCGGAGGATTAAGCTCGCGCCTTATCGCTCCGCTTGATTTTTGAGACTTGCGAGAGTTCGTCCGTAATGAGCTTTACCCATTCTTTGAGGACGTTCGGCGGTATCTTCTCATGGTTGACGGTCATATAAGCGAGGTCGAGTATATCGAGCATCGAGTTATAATAGCCCTGTGCCGTCTCGTAATACTCTTTGCGTCGCTGGATGTTCCGGCGACGTATCTCCTCCGGCGCTTTCTCGTCAACGTAAATGAGGTTTGCCGTCTTTATCATGCGATAAGCCTCTCGCGCCGCGTTGTAGAGCGGCAGAGAAAAATAAAACGTGTAGCTTTTCTGCAGGATGCGGACGCGGTTATATGTGAATACATAAATCTCGCGGGCGAGGTTGATGTATTCCGCCGGGCTTTCGCCGCGCCGCGATTTTGGTACAGACATTTTCTTTCCTCCTTGCCGACTATGCGCCCATTGAGGGCGCAAGTCTGGATTTCCGAATTATACGCAAAAGCCGGGCGCAAAGCCACGCGAGTAGGCGGCACTGTTGTAGTAGACCGTGCCGTCGGTGTTCACACCCACGAAACGGTGGGAGCTGCCCGCATCCGGGGAACGGAGCCACCAATAGGCGGCGGTACTCGTCGCGTTATGCTTGTACTTGATTTTGCTATTCCCGGCGGAGTAATAGGCGTATTGTGCCTGTTTACTTGCCTCGCTCGAGTTTGCGTATTTAGTGCTGCCGAAAACCTCGTACTCCGATAGTAAGAAAAAGTAATCCGTTGTTGCTGTGACTGCGCTCGCCGCCGTACTGTTGCCCGTGTTATTGGTGTACTTGGTGACAGATTTCAGCACGGCGCGGAGCTCCGCCGGAATGACCGCAAGGAACGTCCCGGAATAGCTCGAGAGGCTCGTCCCGCAAATCGCGGTACGCATATTTGAGCTCGCCCATCCGCCGGAGTTCGTTTGACTTGCGTTCATTCTAAAGCCGCCGCTTGTGTTGCCGTAATAGTTATCACAGAGACATACGTCCGCACCGCCGGAGAGCGCGGTCTTTGCAAGCTGAAAATGGATGCGGTTAGAGCCCTCGACGGTCGCATTATGGTTAAACCCGATAATGAAAGCGTATGTCGTGACGTTCGATAGAGTCCATGCGTTGACTGTTCCGTTTAGCGTTACGGCCTTGCGGTCGCCGATGCTCCAATAGTTCGCCCCCTGTCCAGCGTCGGAAACGGACTTGATAACGCTCCAATCGTTATCGTTTAGTGTGGAACTCACGAAAGAGAGCGCCAGCGTATAGGCAGTCGTGCCGGAAACGACATTTACGGAGCCGCTCACGGTCTGCCCGTTCTTTGTGGCCTCGACGGTATATGTACCCGTCTCTTTGACGGTAAAGACCGCCGTTCCCGTGCTGGTCTTTGTGGCGACGGTCGTCGAGCCCTTTTTCAGCGTGACGGATGCGCCGGAGTCCACCTCGACCGTAATCGTCGCAGAAAAGAACGTCAGCGCCACCGCGTAGCTGTCTACGACGGAGACACTTTTCGTATCGGATGTTTCTCCGTTTAGTGTTGCCTTGACGCTCCATGTACCGGCCTCCGGCAGAGGTAAGACGCACGAGCCGCCGGAGGCCGTTCCGCTTACCACTTTAGAGCCCTTTGTTGCTGTGACTGTCGCACCGGTCGTCACGGATACCACGAGGGAGAGTTCTACTCCCGGCTTGCTGACTGCGTTTGTTTTGCCAATCATTTTTAACTCACCGCCTTAATACAAGTAATGCTCTGCACCGTGATAGCCGCCGTCGGCTTTGTTGCGGCGTAGATTTTGACTGTACCGCTCCCGGAGAGTGCGACCGGCGCAAAGTTCCCACTCGCGGCCTCTGTCGCGCCGAACACGACCTCGGGGACATGGCTCGCCGTCACGCCGGAACAAGCAATAGAGGCCGCATACGGGTACGCCGCGTATGTGCTATCGCTTGCCCATGCGGATGCGGCAACAGAAACACCGGAGAAAATCTTTACCTCGGCGTATCCTGCGTGAGCGTGGGAGGCGTTGGCGAAGTCACTCGCTTTCTTGCCGGAGTCGGTAAGATTACCGTTTGCATCAAGCCCGGCAAAGTGTCCCGCCGTGGCGGAGTTTACCTTGTCGGCCTTGCCCGCGTGGGTGTGGTTTGCATCGGCGAAATCCGCCGGTTTCTTGCCGGAGTCGGTCGGATTGCCGTTCGCGTCGAGTCCGGCGAGATTCCCGGCGACGGGAGAGGCGGCTTTCGCGGCCTTTTCGCTGTCCAGCTTTTTTATATTTTCCTGCATGGCGTTTTGGTCTGCCGCCGTAAAATAACGGGCGATAACGTCACCCGCCGACCATGCGCGGGCGGTCGTGCCGTCCTGCGCTCGAGTTACCGTGAGCGTGTTCCCGTTCTTTGCGGTCATGAGCACCGTCTCCGCCGTGGAGCCGTCCGCTCCAATCGTGAGCAAATTCGGAGCATCCGGCAAAGCGGAGCCGTCAACGACATTGATTGTCGTCCCCGCCGCCGTCAGTGCGCCGGAGAGCGAGGTTTCCGTCGATTTCGCTTGTGCCGGGTACATCTTCACTAATTCGGACATTTTCTTTCCTCCTTTTAGTAGTCCCCGCCGCCGCGAGAATTACAGAACGTTTGAGCGAACACCGCGCCCACGATACGACTCATGTTATCCGGGAGTATCTCGATAGTGTGCCACGCATTACGGCGTATCTTTCCGCTGTCGTCCGTTGCGAGGAACTCCACAATGTCGATATTGCTATACGAGGTCTGCGCGGGTATCTCTTTGCCGTCTACCTTGATAGTGGCTTTTGAGGCGCGTTGCCCCTCATATATGCCGAACTCGATTTCGTGGGTATGGTCTTTTGTGCTGTGGGTGTGATTCGGGATATTTACGGAATGGGAATGTTCTCCGATAGAAAAATCGTGGGAATGCGCCGGAACGGAAACTTTGTGCGTATGCCCCGGAATTGAAATAGAGTGCGTATGAATTAGCTGGTGGTGATGCTGTTTTCCGTCGTTTGCGGTAACATCATTAGTGTTATAATCTCCAATATTCCCGGCAGTTTCCGAAGAACTGCCGCCGTTCTGGCTTGTTACCGTACTTCCTCCACCGTTAGATGTACTTTTCGATGTACCCCCGCCGGAGGATGATGTTGCCGTCGAGGCTCCGCCGGAGGACGTTGTTTGCCCACCGCCGGATTTTACGGTCTTTTCATAGGCTCTAAATGCTTCAAATTCCACATTCAAGAGCATCTTGTTAATCCTTACGACGGAGCTCGAAATATAGAGTTGCAGTTTCGCCGGGTGAGTCGTGTCGGCATTATCGGAGAAATTATAGATTTGCTGGTTTGTCGCGCCCTGCGCGTATGTCTCTCCGATAAGGGCGCGGCTCTGCAAGTCGGAAATGCTACCGGCTATATCCTGCGTCTTGTTGGCGATTGTAACCGTAACATTCCCCGGGTCGCCCTCCGCGTCCGATTTCTCTACACGGACGATGCGGGTACGGAGGTTGATTCCGTCTGCCTCGTCCACGACGCGGACGACCTCACCGGGGCGGAACTTTGAAAAGCTGTCGCCGGTAAGCCGGTGGAGGTCGATAGCGCCGATTTCATAACTCACATACGGCTCTTTGAGTCCGGCGAGTATCTGCTCGGCGTATGCCTTGAGGTTTTCCGCGATTTCGTACCGGGAGTCTACGAGGATAGTCGAGCACAAGCCGTATCGCTCAATGCTCAAAGCATCCTCGACGTAGGGAACGCCGCCGTTCACCGACTCTATCGTCAGTTGGTTTACACCCTCACCATAGCCCAGCGCGTAGACGCGGTTTGCGATACTCGTCGCGTCCGTCGTCTTTTTGATATTCGTCATGTTCTTTTCGTACCGAATTTCACTCTTGAGAGCATCGGTCGGCATGGTAAGCGAAAGCGTCCACGGGTAGACGGTCGTATCCCACGACCAAAGGTATTCACTATCGAAGCACTCCGGCACGGCAAAGAGAGCCGCGAGGAGCGTCGAATTTTCCCAATTATATTCAAAATACCGCTTGAAATCGCAGTCGCCGAGCTTCCAGTTTTGCCGAGTTTGCCGGGCAAGAATGTAATTGAGAACGTCGGCGGTCTTTACGCCGGAGCCGCCGCATTGGTGATATTGAAAAAGAACGTCCGATATGAGCGTAGCGAGGACGTGCTCGCAGTTATAATAGCGAGTTGCTCCGTCGCTCCGCTCCAAATCCTCCCCAATGATGCGGAATAGGTCTATACGCTCGTCGCCGTCGAAAATCTCGACGAAGTTCAGAGGCGCACAATAAGCGTTTTTCTTATCGTCCGCCGGGAGGGTAAATGTCGCCGACCATAGGGAATTAGTCTCGAGCGCATAGCCGACGGCGAGTGCATTGTCGAGGTAGGCGAGCCGCCTCATATTGCGGTCGAAAACCTGCGGCTTTGCCATTATAACCACCTATCTTTCCACAAGATTTTTACATCTGCCGTTGTGCCGCCCTCGACGATAATATCGTTTTCGCCCGGTTGGAGCTTGAAAAAAGCGCTATCGTCGCTTACGCGGTCGATGATATTCGCGCCGTTGAGCGTTACGGTCATGTGCTCCGTGTCGATAATGAGCTCGTCTCCGGCGACCATATTCACACCCTCAATAACCAGCGTAACGGAGCCGTATGTCGAAACACCGGCTCCGGTCGCTGTCGCTATGGCCTCCGCCAGCGCGGAGAAAAATAGCGTTCTGATATAGTCGCCGATACTTCCGGCCTCCGCCTCCGCCAGCGCGGAGGGGAGGAACACTCGGACGTATTCGCCCGATGCAGTGGACACAGCTACCGCCGAGCCGCCCATGTATCGGATGATTCTCAACGTTGCCGAGGTATCCGCCTCCGCGTTAGCTGTTGCGAGCCACTCGAACACGATAGACAATGTACGGTTGTAAGCCGTCCTGTTGTATGGAGCGCGGTTATACATTGTCCCGCCTCCTCGTTATGCCAATGTGCAAACGATAGCCCCCGCTGACACCGTGATAGCGTCGCCATTCAGTACGTTCTTGCTCCGGGAGAAAGAGCCGTACCACAGCAAATTACCGCCGGTCAGAGCGTCATAAATGCCCCAATAGGCCACCGTGCCGAGGTCTGCCGTTACTGTTCCGAAATCAACGGCGGCGGAATTAGATACTTGCTCTTTGCCGGAGACGAGGGAGGGTGCGCCGAAATCAATAATCTTTCGAGCATAACCGCCGCCGGATACCTCCGTACCTGTCCCGCTTGCCGTCGGGTCGGTGAGGAAAAGAGCGAGGTAGTACGTCCCGCTCCGCAAGGACGTATTCAAGAGGGTGGATGCGTGTACGTTGGATAATGCGCTCATAGTAAAACCTCCTAATTTTTAATTGACCTTGAGCCGTGTAATCGTCAGCGTTTGGATATTGCCGCGAGCCGTAATGTAGATAAGGCCGTCCGTCTCCTGCGAGCCGTTGACGTTGACCGCCTCCGTATGGGGCAGAGATACGGATTTAACGTCCTGCTGGTTGTAGCGCAAGGACTCGGCGAACGGCTTACAGAGAAAGCGCACCTCGCACGTTCCCGTAATGGCGATTTGCTCGATAGAGATACCGCCGACCACTTTTGCCGAGTATGCCTTTTCTGGCTCGTCGTCGAAAACGAGCAAGCCCTCACCGGAGAGCCACTCCGCCACGGCGCGAGCCCTTGTTCTCACGCCCGCATAGCGGTAGCCATCACCGACGAAAGCGACGGTGCATACGATTTCGCGGTTTTCGTAACCGTCCTCAATGTCGTATGTGCCACTCTTGCCGGGTATCGTGTATTGTGTGACACGTTTCGCCGGGAGGAGCGTCCGGTCTGTGGACTTGAACACGACGCCCATATCTCCGCTGTGCTTATTGTTGAAAATAAAACCCATGCTCACGCCATAGATACCCCCTTGCTCCGTGATTTCGTTTTCTGCATATTGTAGAGCTCGCGGGAGATTTTCTTAATGTCCGCCTCCTCGCGGACAACAAACTCCTCAATATGGAAATGATTTGTTACGGTCGTATCTCCGCCGCCGGATGCCGCCGGAGCGCCGCCGCGACCGGTCAAGTCCGCCGGGATGGATGCGGAGACAGCCTCGACGGTCGCCTTTGCAGAAAAGCCCGTTTCGATTTCTCCGATAGAGGTTTTGAGTCTGTCGTTGACCGCCGCGAGGCCGGAGTCTACCTCGGCGAGCATCTCCTCGCCCATTGCTCCATAGGCTTTTACGGCCTTGTCCTTGTTCTTTTCGATGCCAACGACCGCGCCCTCGACGTTCATTTCAGATACCCACGCCATCTTTTTAGACGGTGAGGCAATGCCGAAAAAGTCCGTAATGCCGTCCCAAATTGAGGAAATCCACCCGGACACTTTATCCCATAGCCACCCGGCGAGAGACTGGATGCCTTGCCACAAGCCCCGGACGAGGTTTGCGCCTACCTCCGCCATCTGCGACACGCCTTGTCCCAGCGCCGACACCATGCCGGTTATAATCTGCGGCATGGCGCGGACGATTTCGGCGATAACTTGCGGTAGGTTGGTAATGAGCGAGGTCAAGAGTTGTACGCCCGTCAGGATGATTTGTGGGATATTGCTTATAAGCGCGTTAATGACGGCGGTGATAATCTGTGGTAGCGCCTGCACTATCGTTAAAATGATTTGCGGGAGATTGGTAATAAGCGCCGTCAAAAGCTGTACGCCAGCCTCTACGATTTCCGGTAAATGCTCGAGGAGCGTTGCAATCGTGCTCTCTATGATTTGCGGCAAAACCTCGCATATCGTCGTAATAATATCCGGGAGGTTTTCCACAAGGGCAGTCAATAGCGTTACACCCGTCTCGATAATTTGCGGGACGGCCTCGAGGAGCGTTGTAATAAGGCTCTCTATGAGCTCCGGCAACGCCTCGAGGAGTACAGGGATAGCCTCGAGAACGCCCTCCGCAAGCCCCTGCACGAGTTGGAGCGCCGCGTCGATTAGTAGCGGAACATTCTTGATAAGCGTCGAGACGATGGTCGTTACCGTCTCCACAGCCGCCGGAATGAGCGTCGGTAGCGCTGTCGCAATTCCCTGTACGAGTGTTGTCACGAACTGCGCCGCCGCCTCGACGACAAGCGGTAGAGCCTCAATAATGCCTTGTACGAGCGTTGTCACAAGCGAGGCCGCCGTACTCATAAGCTCCGGGAGCGCCGATGTTATGCCGCTCAAGAGCGCCTCAAAGAGTCCGACTCCCATCTCGAGGAGTTCCGGCAGGAGCGGCGAAATCGCGTCGAGGATGCCCTCTAAAGCGTCCGGTACACTCTTTGCAAGGTTTTCAATAACCGGCGAGATATTCTTTACGACGGAGTTAAAGGAGTCCACAACGTTACCGCAAAGCTTGTCTATGTTCGCGTCAGCGTCGCCGAGTCCGGTAATAAGGTTTTGGAACGAGGATTTCAGCATCCCGATAGAGCCGGAGATAGTAGCCTCCGCCTCTTTTGCTGTCGTCCCCGTAATGTCCATTTCATTTTGAATAACGTGGATAGCCTCGACAATATCCGAATAGCTCGAAATGTCGTACTTCACGCCGGAAAGCTTCTCCGCGTCCTCGAGAAGTCTTTGCATCTCCTCTTTTGTACCACCATACCCGAGCTTGAGGTTATCGAGCATTGTATAGTTTTGCTTGGCAAAGCCCTGATAGGCGTTCTGAATGGAGGCCATGTCCGAGCCCATCTTGTTAGCGTTATCGGACATATCCGTAATTGCCATGTCTGCATACTCGGCGGCTTTTTCCGTGTCTCCGCCGAGGGATGCAATAAGGCTCGCAGAAAAGCCCGTCACGGTTTCCATATACTCATTTGCAGAAAGCCCGGCGGTTTTGTATGCGTTATTCGCATACTCCATCACTTTACCCGAGCTTTCCTTAAAGAGCGTCTCAACACCGCCGACCAACTGCTCGTAATCGGCGTATGCGCTGATAACCTCTTTTCCCAGCTTGATAGCCGCCGCCGCAAGCGCCGCCGTTGCCGCTGCCGCCGCCGCGCCGAGAGCGGTTGCGGCGGTTTTTACCTTGTCAAACTTCTTTCCGGCCTCCTCGGAGTCCTCTCCGGCCCTTTTAACTTCATCCCCGTATTCATTAATAGATTCGGCGCAACCGTCGGAAGATTTTGCGGCCTCGTCCAAATAGGAGGCGTTTTTATTGAGAGCGGAGTCGAGTTTATTTAGTTCGACCTCTGCATTATTTACTTGTGTTTGGTAAGAATTGACGGAGCGCGTCGTAGACGCATAGCCTTTTTCTGCGGCAGAAAGCTCACTCTTTGCCTTTTCGAGCTCCGCTGTGAGCTTTTCTTGCTCCTTGGTCGTGTCGCCCGTCTCGTCGCCGAGAGCCGCGAGAGCGGCCTCACAACGCGCAATTTCAGATTGTGCGGATGCGACTTTTTCGGCGTAGTCCGATTGAGCTTTTTTTGCTTTCTCGAGTTGTTCCGCCGCCGCCCTGACCTTTTCTTTCTGCTGGTCATACATACGGGAAAGCACGTCGCCCTTGGCGCTTAACGCCGCGTAACTGTTTGCTTGTCCCGCGTACTGGCTCTCTACGAGCTTTAATTCTGACTTGAGCGTCCCGAGGGCGGAGTTAATGTTTTTGAGAGACTCCTTGTATTCTTTTTCCCCGTCGATAGCGACTTTCGTTTTTATCTCACGGTTTGCCATTACACGCCCTCCTCGCCCCTGTTTTTACCGTGTGCGGATAAATAGAGCTCCCAAAGGTCGAAAACCTCTCCGGGAGCCATAAAAAGAGCCTCCGCCGGGGAGACTCCGCAAAGAACGGCGATACGGTAATAATCCGCCCGCCTTATCTTGTTTTTTTTTGATTAAGTTCCGCGAGTCCCTCGTCGATTTCATTGTCGCCGGGGCTCGTGACCTCTCGACCATAGCCGAGCTCGATAGCCGCCATAATCGCACGTTTGAGCTCCACGATTTCAAACGGTCTTACTGCATGTAGAAAATCGTCCTTTTCCGGTATAGTGCCGGAGTCGTACCCGAGCCGCCGCCGGAGGAGTTCGCCGCGTTCTGCCAGCAACGCCGCAATAGCGCACGTCACCGCAAAGCCCTCGCGGGTATCTGGTTCTATCGCCTCAAGCGCGAGTTGTGTCCCGCCGTAAATGTCCCGAAGCGTAAACATGGCCTCGCCGTCGAAAATGAGGTAATATGTTACGCCCGCGACCGTCATTTTTGCCGCTTTCATACCTTTACCCTCCAATTACCAAAGCGGGAGGCGAGCCGTTCTCGCTCGCCTCCCGTCGTGTGTAGATATTAGCCGCCGGATGCCGGTTTCCCGAGCTTGGTATCGCACCATGCGATACAATCGCTCTCTGTGGAAAACTCTTTCGTGATGCGCCATGCGCCGGAATTGCAACGGAACACGGTAAAGGTCGTCGCGCTCGTGCCAAACGTGATAGAGGAGCCTTTCGTCGCCGCGCTATCGTTGCCGAGAATGGCCTTAACAAGAGGGTGGAACACACCCTTGAAAACACGCACTCCGTTTCGGATAATGACCTTGTAATAGCAAAGGCCACCGCGAGGAGCTACGTCTCCGTCGGAGTCCGTGACCTCGCTCGACTGCGTATCCTTGGTCGCGCCGTGAATAGCGGCGTGTACCTCGTCCGTCTTGTCGTCCGTTTCCAGCGCGAGAGAGCCGGAGGCGAACATATCGACCTTTTCGGCGAGCGCGTCGTCGGCGTAGAGTTCGCCGGAGGCGTTCGTAACGGTAAGGTCTGCCTTGACGAGCTTACCCACGGTTACGACATTCTCATAGTCGTATGTCGGTAGCGCATTGTCCGGCGTGGTTTTCGTCGGAGCAAAAACGGGACGCTTTGCGCCAAACTGTGCCATAATAAAACCTCCTAAAAGTTTTTCGATTTGAGAAAATCGTCGTATACCCGAGCCGCCGCGTCGGTTGCCGGGTCTGCCGCTTTCTCGTTTGCCGTTTGAATAAATGGGCGGGCGGGCTGACTCTGTTTACCAAATTCATTTACAAAAGCGACCTCGGCGGCACGGCGCTTATTGCCATGTCGGCGAGTTCCTTTCGGGTAAACATAGATAGCTCGTCCATCTGCTGTTTTCTTGAGCTTTTTGTCGTAGGTAATACTTTGCGCCGTTTCTCCGGTGCTGTATTTGCCGGAGAGCATAGCGCGAGCCTCGGCCTCCTGCGCTGGTGCAATGACTTCCGCCTCTGCAACGAGCATTTCAAGAGCTATCTCGTCCGGGATTTCTGCGATAGCATCAAATCCGCCGATAAGCTCCTCGAGCCCGCTCGTGGATAGATTAGCCATCGTCAACGCCTCCCACGATTTCACACTCAAATGCGTAATGCTGTCCGTGTTCATCGGAGGCCGGAGTTACCGTCGGGCGGGTAAAGCCCGCCGCGACGAGCCGCTGGGAAATCTCCCGCCGGTATGCACGGGTATTTTTCTCAAGCGGAGCGTATAGGTGGACTTGCACAAGATAGCGGTAATGTGCCGCGTCGTCGTCTCCAAAATCCGCCGGGAGGGCGGTATAGTTGAAAACGATATACTCGGTTTCCGCGCCCTTATACACGCCGTCTGCGGTCGGGAGGAGGCTGTCGAGCGTATCTACTAAAAGAGCGTTTACGTTCATGTACTCGCCTCCCTAAACTCGGAGCAATTAAGCTCGTAGTATTCCCGCGCCTTTGTGTATGCGCGTTCGACTTTGTACTCTTTACCCTCAAATGAGAGCCGCTCTTGACCGTCGTAGTCGGCGGCGTGGAGCTTCACCGTCAGTGCGAGCGAAATACCCGCTTGCCGGGCGGCGTAGAACTCACTCCGTTTTGTAGAGGACACATCGGCAAAAACGGTCGTCTCTGTGATTTTCTCTTTCGGATAACCGTCCGCGTCTCTACCCTCCGTAACGGCCTTGAGCGTCACAACGTCGCGCCAGTACATGAGCTATCCCTCCTCCGCCGCGATATAGGAGTCTGAAAGCGTGAGGCCGTTCCGCTGTTCCTTGTACGAGGCGCGGAGTCTGTCCGCGTCCTCGTTATCAAGTCCGAACTCGGCCTTGACGTAGGTCGTCACTGCTTTTTTGATAAGCGGGTCTTTCTCGTCGTTCGCTTTCTCCTCAAGAACGCCGCCGAGCGCAAGGTCGGCTCGGGCGGCGTTAATGAGGTCTGTCAACTCTCCATCGTGGGCGGTGGAGGAGAGCCTCACGCTATGGCGGACAGAGGCGAGGTATTCGTCACTGACTGCCATTTCAAGCCCTCCTTATTAGGCCGCCGCCTTGGTAAGATGCACGAATGCGCCGAAGCCCGCGACCGGCTTAGAGTCGAACACACAAGCGCCGAGATAGTCGATGCTGTTCGTAGCAAGGCCGGAGTGCTCGGAGCGGACGACGGTAATATCCTGCGAATAGTTGCCGATGATGTAAGAGAAGTCGCCGAGATACGCCTCGTGCGCGGCGAGAGAGCCAGTGAAATAGACCTCTGCGCCCATGATGTAATACTTGCCATCGGCAAACTCAATGACGTTATTCTTGCTCTTGTTCATCAGCGGGAAGAAGTCAGAGAAGAACGTCGCCTTGTTCATGCACCATACGGCGTTACGCTCGTAGCCGTCGCCGAGATAGCCGTACAGCGTAATAACATCCGTCTCGGTGAGGGATGCCGCCTTTGCTACGGTAAGCTGGTCGGTGCCGTCGGTGTATGCGCCGCTTGTACCCTTACCGGCAGTCTTAACGCCGCCGGGCTGGTTAGAGCCCGTGCCGGTGAAAATGTACTTTTCGATACGGCGGGCGACAGACTCGGCGATAACCTCGACGATATAGCTCTCAAAGGCGGACAGCGCCATTTCAGAGCAAGCGCGGGAGGCTTTTACCAGCTTCACGATTTCGTAGCCGGTCAGGGAGACGGAGCCGAGGGAGTCGCTTGCGGCGGTAATAGTGGCGTTCTCGGTGTGGAGAGCGGCCTCGTCGTTCGTACCCTCGATAGCAAACTTGAAATTGCCGGGAACGTGGAAAATCTTGCATCTCTGCAAAATCGGCGCGACCTCGTACATTTTCTTGATAATCTGATTTGCGGTCGTCTCCGGGATAATGGGGAGGCCGGAGTTTGCCGCCGTGGAGTATGCGCGCTTTTCGTCGTCGGTCAGCGGCTTACCCTGCAAGGTCTTGAGCCATGCGGAGCGATAGAGCTTTTCGGCGCTCTCCGGCGCGGGCTGATTTGCGGAGCGAGCGACGGGATTAGAGAGGCCAGCGGGAGAGGCCGGAGCCGCGCCGCCGTTGAGCATACGCTCGATAGCCTGTCTCTTTTCGAGCTTCTCGTCCTCCTCGTTGAGCTCGCGGAGCTCTTTCTCGAGGTCGTCCATGTTGAGCTTGTTCTCGCTGTCGCCCTCAATGAGCTTACGGATTTCAGCTTTGCGGGCGGCGATTTCTGCGCGTCTCTTTTCGATGTTCATAATTTACCTCCAAAAATGATAGTTGTTGTGTGGTCGGTTAGTATGTCAAAGCTACGAGTTTCTTCCGCCTCCGGGCTTGCTCCAAAGCCGCAAGCTCCCTCGAGTGCTCCTCCTCGAAAAAGCTCCGAGCCGAAATAGACGTGTCATTATAGGCGGGAATGTCCACCGCCGACACGTCGTATAGCTTTTTGACCTTTGTGATAGTGCGGGTATGGGTAACGGAGTCATAGGATGCCTCGCGCACCGTGAAAGAAAAGGACATTTTATCGACGTACCCGCCGTCGATTTCCTCGTAAAGCTCGCGCCCGGCAGTTGTTCC